TAGTAATATCAATGACAATTGTATGTGGTAATATTTATGCTCAAGAGTGGATACCATATCAACCACAAAATCATGTTGTACAAACTACTGTAACTCAACAATCCTATGTTTATCAACCTCAACCAGTGGTTGTTTATCAATATGTTCCTTACGTTGTTAATCAACCAGTAGTTGTAGAACACAGATGTTTGCTTTATAGAACACAAAGAGTAGTATATGTTCCTCAAACTCAATATGTTTACCAACCAGTAGTAGTATACCGATGAAACCAGACCTAGAACAAGATTTATTTGCTAATTCAACAATAAAAGATAAGTGTAAATATAGCAAAGTTTATAGCCAAAATTTATATGCGGCTATGTGTAATAATCGTTTTTTTTATGGTGAAAACGAATGGACTTGTTCGTGGAGAATGAGTGGTGGAATAGTAGCAGACCTTAGAGATTGTGGGGAGGATTATCTAGACTATTATTGTTCTGGTATGATTGATCTTGACGGTTCTGTTAGTGAAAGTATTGTAACTGATGAAATAGCATTAGATTTAGCAAAAATAGGATGGATTGTTAAGCCCTATGAAAAACAATGAAAATACTCCACCAATTTTAGGATCAGTTATTAATGAAGGTGAAAATGCCCCATTTGCTGATTTATATTACGATACTTTTCCAGAATGGTATGATGTAGAATGACTTTTGAAGAATTTCTAAAACTAGTAGACCAAACATACAATCATTTTAATTGGCGTTATGGTCAGTGTGTGATGAATGTTTTACATACGGTTAATAAAAATAAATATGAGCATTTATTAGCCACAGAAAAAGATTGCTACTATAATGATAGTATTGTACACAACACCCTATATGAATTACAAAAAGAATGGTAGATATAGACGATTATATTAATAAATTACATAGAGAAATTGAATATTTAAGAAATGTAGTTCAATCTTTACGTAATGAAATAATACAGTATAAAGAGACAATTAGTGTTATAAAACATACCAAAGAAATGGATTCTAATGTTAACGATTAAACCACAACCTTACAATAGTGTTTGGGTCAGTGCTGATTCTCAAGAAGAATTGGGACTAACATTTATGCGTTTTCAAGAATATTATGAAAGTACAAACCCAAATTTTCGTAATAATATTTTTACTTTTGGACAGTTAAGACATTGGTACAGTGAAACATATGGAGCGAACAACTATCAATCTACATGGATTGGTTTTAATTTCCCTAGCAAAGTATTAATTCCTTTTAAAGAAGGACTATTTGATCCTTTGACAGTAGAAGAAAGTAGACTTCTTGATCTTTTACGATATAGACAAGATGACTTCTATATCATAGGAGCACAAACCAAAAGCACATTACGTCATGAATTATCTCATGCTTTATATGCTAGTAATGCTAAATATAGAAAAGAAATTGATAATTTTGTTACTAAGCATAAAAAGAAACTACAAAAAACTATACAGTATATGATAGAAAAAGGCTATCACAAAGATGTTATTAATGATGAATTACAAGCATATATTACAGACAATGATGATACTGATATTATCAATAATACTTGTCCATTTGTAATCGCTGGTATAAATCAAATTTTTAATAAATACAATGAGGCTAAAATTAAAAAATGAATGATCAAGATTTATGTGATGAAGAAATTAGTTATAATGATTGGGTATCTAATAATTTAGATTATATCAATCAAAACAAAGCACATATTAGCGTTATGAAAAAACTATATATGGAAGGCTTTGCTGCTGGATATGTATACCATTACCAAATCAAAGCAGAGGAACAGTTACAAAAATGAGTTGGGACGGTAATTTTAAATATGAACCTATGCGACCAGCAAAAGTTCAGCAAATAATGGAAGTATACAAAAACGAACAAGTATATGACTATATTATGGAATTATATGAATTAATTAACTATCAAAAGCAAACTATTAATGAACAACGAATAGAGATTATAGGATTGAAACATAAACAAGCATGGAAAAGATATGATTTGCCAGAACAATCGTTTAAAGTTGGCGTTGACAAACCGCCGAAATCTGGTAATATGAGTTGCTAGGAGGATACTATGCTTTGGAGCGAAGTTAAAAGATGGGCCAAAGACAAAGGTTATGAAACTATTAAAGATAAGGGTGATGAAGAAAAGGGTGATAAAGTTCAATATTATTGGAGTAAAATAGACAATCCATCTTCTAGTGGTGTTAGTCCTAGCGTCAGTAAACTGGCTAGAGATATTTATAACGATATTACTAATGGAGAATGGATAGATTATCAAATCTCATATAAGGAATCACACTAGATGAGCGTAAAATTAATTAGCGTCACTCCAGAAGCAGAAAAAACCATAGCGTATTGTGCTAGAGTGTCCAACCCAAACAATCAAGATCAAGATAATTATGCTAGATTATTGAAATACTGCATAGAACATAAGCATTGGAGTATTTTTGAACATGGTTTTATGACCGTAGAAGTAAATACGACCAGAGGACTTGCTGCTCAAATATTAAGACATAGAAGTTTTACATTCCAAGAATTTAGTCAGCGTTATGCTGATACAACACTTCTGGCAGAAGAAATTCCTCTTTTTGAACTTAGGCGTCAAGATACTAAAAATAGACAAAATAGCATAGATGATATAGATCAAGAAATAGTATTTAAATGGAACAGTAAATTAAGAGAACATTTTGCTAAAAGCAAGGCTATTTATGATGGTATGATAAAAGATGGTATCGCTAAAGAATGTGCTAGATTTGTACTACCATTAGCAACTCCGACACGACTTTATATGAGTGGTAATATTCGTAATTGGATTCACTATATAGAATTACGTTCTTCAAACGGGACACAAAAAGAACATATGATTATAGCCAATAATTGTAGAGGTATTTTTATTGAACAATTTCCTATTATTAGTGAGGCTCTTGGGTGGAAAAATGAAAACATTTAATATTACAGCACAGGTTTACAAGAATAATGATCGTTCAAAACAGAATCTATTAATTTGTGAATTTCATACTGGCTTATCGTCTGACGAAGCATTATTTCATTTCAAATTACATTTTCCTTCTATAGAATATTCTCTGGTCAAAGTTCTTTCAGTTGAAGAAATTGTTTAAGAACACGCTTGACTCTGGCCGATAATCTGATATACTGCGACCAAGGAGATTTTATGAATAGATTCGGCCTCTGTTGTATTTCGCTCAAACTCAAAGAGCAAGGCATTGGTCATCAAACCATGACTTTTAAAAGATTTAATTCTTTGCCAAGAGAAGAAGCACTAACTATTCTTGGCGAACGAATTCTTAATAATCTTGTAACCACTAATGAAACAATCAAATTTTGCGGTAGTAATAACTATACTTATAGAGTTAGTAGTGATATTTTCCCTCTCATTACTTATGACGAGGCTAATGTCTCTTTAGAGGATTTACCAAACCATGAAGATATTCAAGACGAGTTTGATAATATCGCACAAACTATTTCCAATACTAGCGTTCGTGTTAGTTGTCACCCTAGCGAGTTTAATTCGTTATCAAGTCTCTCCGATAAGGTGGTCGAAAAAACAATCACAGAACTCAATTTCTACAGCAGTTTCTTCGACAGAATTGGATTACCAGCAGATACAAATTCCCCAATGAATCTTCATGTCCATAACAACAATGGAAGTAGAGAAGAAATCTCTCACAGATTTTACTCAAACTTCATTCGGTTGGATGAAAATTGTCAGAAGCGTATGACTATCGAGAACGATGATAAACTTAATTGCTGGAGTGTGAAAGAATTAGTAGATATTTTTCACCCTATTACAAGAATACCAATTTGTTTCGACTATCTTCATCATAAGTGTCATCCTAATAATTTGACCGAATGTGAAGCCATTAATATGTGTTATGATACATGGCAAACTAAACCGCTTTTTCATTATAGTGAAAGTAGAGAGGGTAATAATCCTCGTGCTCATTCTGAATATGCTTATAATAAGTTTGAAACTTATGGATTAGAATTCGATATAGATATGGAATTGAAGGGTAAAGATTTGGCTATTGAAAAATATGATCAAATTATTAATGGAGTATTAGTATGAGTTCTTGGCTAATAGCCTTCACTGGATTAGTATATCTATATGTAGCCTTAGAACAAGGATATAAAGGTAATATTGGTATGCTAATTGCGTACACTGGATATTCTTTTGCTAATATAGGTTTATATATACTTGCTAATAAATAGGAGTAATTTATGGATGAAATGAAAAATAAACCAGAACCTAAAAAAATAAAGATGCCGCCACTAGTTGACCGATCCATACTGTATGATACAATGAGTTGGACTGACGATAGTTTGGATGCTCATAAAAAATATGAAAATTATTCACAAAACAATACGAAAAGCGTATCAGAATTGGACTCCTACGAGGCAGATTAGATGCTATCATTACAGTGCCGCATTTGATGGTACTAAACTTATTGCTTTTACTCAGAATAATCCTATTAAAACCCATACTGGTGCATACAGAATAGGTGAGGATTTTAATCTACCTAAATATAAGGAGTTTCCATATTATCATTCTGAATCTCGTCTTATTTCTCAATTACTTGATCGCTATAATACCGTTGATCCTAATTGGACAATATGTGTGCTTAGAATTAACCGAAAAGGATTAATTCTTGGAAGTAAGCCTTGTGAAAATTGCAGTAAACTATTGAGTGCTGTTGGATTGAACGATATTTATTACAGCACCGACGATGGGAATTTTAGTGACAGTTTTGGTAATTTGACTACAGTAAACGAGTTGACAATGCCGATGGTTATGGTATAATCCGCTATACGGAGGCAACCATGAACTGCATCTATTGCAAAAATTGTGTCGGTATTGATCGTTATGAGTTTCTTGTCGAAACTGGTCGTAAAATTATCTGTAAAGATTGTAGCGTAGAAAATCGTGCCGTAGGCTTTATGGATTGGGGACACAAAACCGCACCTAGTTTGGTGCTTGTTCCATCTAATGCTACTGAAACTATTCGTAAACTTGATAGAGCAAACCGGAGGGCTAGATAAATGACTTGGCTTGATCTTTATAATTATTTGTATGAAAGAGCAAATGATGTTAAAAATCCGGGGAGTTTTCCTTGGCAAGACAACGTAGAAGTATGGGATTGGGAAACACTAGATTATTATCCTACAGATGTTGTACAAAACCCATCAGATAATAAGATTTCTCTTTCAGTAGATACATATCAACAACCGGAGATTATAAAGTAATGGATCTTGAAATTGAAAGTTTGCTTTTTCAACAGGTTGAAAAGCCTAAACATTATCTTATGACTCGTATTATTAATGTTTGGGAAAATCGCTACCGCATTAATGTATATGTTGAGATTGAAGAAGATAATTTAATAAAGAAACGTATTCACAGTAGTTATTTTTGTCATTATAATCCTGGCAAATTGACTATTTTTCCTGACAAAGACAAAAAAACTGAAGAAACCCTAAAGAAACGCTCTTGACAACGCCGATTATTGAGTTATACTTAGAACATCACGCCAACACAGGAGACTAAATTTATGGGACTTGGTAGAGGTAAGAAGGCTTGCGACAAGTGCGGAACGGTAACTGGCCCCCGTGCTTATATGTGTAAGAATTGCAATACTCCTTTTATGTTTAAGAATAAGAGCAGAGAAGATAGAAATACAAAAATTATTCGTAATATTAACTGGAGAGAACTCCAAAAGGGAGATAAAATCAAGGTTGCTGGTGGCCCATATTTTGTTCATCATGGCGATTTTATTCCTATGGGTTATCGTGGTAAGTTTCTGGTGGAAAGAATTGACGAAAATGGTATTCTGGCATGGGGGCTTGATAAAAATGCTGGCTTTTGCCATATTTGGATGAATGGAGATATTCAAAATAAAGAAACTGGTGTTTGGAAAACTCCCCACAAAATTCTGAAGTTGAAACTTAAATCCGTACTGGTATGACAATTAATATTGATCAAAAAGAACAACTAGAAAAATTAATACAATATCGTGACAGTATTCAAAATATGGTTGCTGATATGGATACTATTATTAAACAGTATTTTTCGGCCGAATACGGAGTGGCTCATCAGCATTGGATTCCGCAAATTTTGACTGCTCTTTATAATGATACTAATTGGCTACCAAGAGGACAATATAGTATGCAAGATACAATAGATCATATTAATGATTTGGAATTTGGTTCTGGTGTAAAGAAATATATCAAATAAATTGGAGAAAAAATGTCTGAAGTTTATGCTATTGTTGATATTGAGGGATATGCTTCTCAAATGAGGGACGCTGCCGCAAAAAGTATTTCTCCAGACAATACTGATAATCTTGATGAATATATTTCTCTTGGTCAAATGACAAATTTAGTAGAAGAATTTTGTCTTGGTCATGATGATGAAAATCGTCCTCTTTTGGATGAAGATACTAATGAACAAATTTTTGAAGAAACGGCACTTTGGATCCATAATATTGGACTTGCAAGACTTGCTGCTCAAGACTTGATTGAGTGTGCATGGGATGATAAAGTTAACGATATGGTTTTTTGGGCAAAAGAAACCAAGAAAGAGAAGAAATCAAATGCTAAATCACGATCTAGAAACAAGAATATGGGAGATAAAAAATAAATTAGCGGATATTAGAGAATATATAAGTTCGGATTTTTGCACAAACTGTATAGAAATGTATAAGCAGAGAGAACTTTGGGAACAAAAACTTAAAGAACTTGAAAATGAACGTAATAGACAGCCTTAAAGATTTGAGTATTCCAGAAATTGGGAACTATTGCTACAAAAATAGTATTCCAGCAAGTGTTGCTATGATTAATATTGGCGGAGACTTTAATCTTAGCACTATGGTTCGTAATGCAAACTTTTTTGGATTTCGTAGTGTGCATTATGTTGGTAAAAAGAAATGGGATAAAAGAGGTAGCGTAGGAACCCATCATTACACTTCAATGTATTATCATAAAACTGAAGAAGATTTTATTAAATCACATTCATCAAGTGGTCGTACATTAATTGCTATCGAAAATAATATTCCAGCATATAAAGATATTACATTTGATCCTTTTAGTTTTGATTTTTCTAATATTGATGAACCAATTTTTATATTTGGAGAAGAAAATGCTGGTTTATCAGAGACAATTCTTATGGCTTGCACTTGTGTTCTAACTATTCCTACTTATGGAAGTGTACGATCTTTAAATGTTGGAACAACTAGTGGTATTATTATGAGTATTTATCGCAACTATTACGAAAAATATCTCAAGAGTTGACAGGGATTGGACGATAGTGTATAATACAGCATACGCTCCTGTGCCGGTGGTTCCCGGCAATCACTCTTATAAGGTGATCCGAAAGGGGACTTGGTTCGATTCCAAGCAGGAGTATTTATTTTTGAGTAATAGTAAACTTTCTGGTACTATTTCCAACATTCCTGCCTTTAAAAGTAGGTAGTTGACTATCACAATTTGGACATACCAATCTTATATTAGAAACAGCCCAATTATTTGCTTTACCATCAATATGATCAACAATCAGTGTTATTGGCTTACCGTTCCAATCATCACCAGACTGATGACATAAAGAACAATAATTTCCAGATGTTTTAATAAGATAATTTCTTATACTACGATTATTATTCCAACTTGCTGTAAATTTACCAGTTATTAGAATTTTATGAATTTTATAGTTATTATGACACTCTCTAGAACAATACTTTCTGTTCTTCAATCTAGCGGGATACTCCTTGCTGCAAAATTTACAGATTTTCTTTTGTTGTTTTCTTTTTGGCTTAATACGATTATTGTAAGAAATGCCACATGATCTAGAACAGAACTTAGGATTATTTGTTATACCATTACAATTTTGACAATTCATTTTAACCTCAGAATCGAACTTGACCTTATATACACCATAACTAATATATAGTATTCGATTCGCAAATAAAAGCAAGGCAAAAAATATGACTAATCGTTCAAATCATTTAGCAAGTTATACATTTTTGATTGGATTGCTATTTCTGTCTTTTCTGTTTAATATTCATTTTTACAATAGACTACGCAAAATAGAATTTGATTCTGTTTTTTGGCGTTGTGGAACTAGTCAAATGGAATTTCAGCAGATTCAAAACGAGATTGAAAGACTAGAGAAGAATCCATTTTTTAATGCTTGTGATCCTCCCAGTGTATTAAAGAAATAAGGGGGCGTAAAGGTTTCGACTACATAAAGACGATTATATTGGCAAGTAGTGGTTGGTGGAAAGGCCACTTTAAAAATCTACCAAATGCTTTAACTGGCAATAATCAGTTAGCCCTTGCTGCCTAATAAAAAACGGCAGTAACAGACTGCGATACCGAATGAGGGTAGGGATCAAAAGTCTGTCGTTAAATCCCTCTGCACTTACAATATCCAACGGGTTGTAGGTTAAGAGCAGTTGGTAAGATAGGATTAGTCTTGTTTATTCTGTACTCCTATTTAACTCATGAATAAAATAAACTTGTAGATAATGTAATTTGAAGTATGATAGGACGGGGATTCGACTTCCCCCGCCTCCACTTTATCTTGCCCATCTCCATTTTTGGTGTATAATAGATTAACTAAGAATGGAGGTGGTTATGATAAGTACCACAGAAATAATTTGTGCTGTTTGTGGCAAGTGCTGTATAAAAAAATTAGCCGAAATTAATAGACAAAAGAAAAAAGGTAGAAATAAATTTTATTGTGGTCGTAATTGTGCAGGAAAAGATGGGGTTGGTCATCTCAAAAAATATGCTGGAAAATTTAATCAAAATTTAATTCCATCAAATAGATACGATGAACATACTAATTTTAGATGGTATATCAAAAATATTATTAAGAATTCTAAAAAACGTAAACAAAATTATGATATAGATCTGGGATATCTTAATGAGTTATGGGAACAACAAAAAGGAATTTGCCCATTTACTAAACAGAAATTAGAATTGAGAACACATAACTATGCGTTAATTGAGAACAGACCATATCAAGCGTCTTTAGATAGAATAGATAATAATATAGGGTACATTAAAGGAAATATTAGGTTTGTTGCTTTGATTTTTAATTATGCCAGAAATAATTTTTCTGATGAACAAGTTATAGATTTTTGTAAAAACGTTAGTCAATCAATAAAGGTATAATATGAGTTTCTGGAAAAAGATATACAAAAAATTGCGTAAAAAAGAACAGAAAGACCCTAAAAAGTTGGCAGAAGATAAGTATCTTAAAAAACTAAAGAAGCAACTAAAGAAACACAAATAATT